AGTAATAGTATGCCAAGTCCACAAAAAGCAAAAGGTTCCGGTTTTGAGCGAGAAATCGCTAAATATCTATCAGAGAAGTATGGTGAATCATTCATTCGTGCTCCAGGATCAGGTGCTTATATCGGTGGAAAGAATCAATCAAGAACCCAAATACTACACGAAGGTCAGATTAGAAGTTTCAAAGGGGACATAGTACCTGGACAGACTTTTACTAAGATGAATGTAGAGTGTAAGTTCTATGCTGATTTTCCGTTTCATTTATTACTTTCAGGGGAATGCAAAGTGATAGATGGTTGGCTAGAACAACTCATGGATGTAGCTGACCCAGATGATTGTAACATTCTTTTTATGAAGTTCAATCGTAAAGGTCGTTACATTGCTGTGCAAAGCAAACTAACATGGGTTACTGACAATTTCTTGTATTATACAAGTCCTAAATTAGGAGATTGGATAATTATGGAATTTGACAGCTTCTTCTTAAACAACAGTACATTATTAAAAGCATATTCAGGCTCAACAGACACCACGTCAAATCAAACTGTTACAAAAAACATCCTCACAATAGAAACTTAATTAAAATAAAAATGTGTCGTCCTGGTTGCAGGACCTCCTTGAGTTTGTACAGATTGTGCTGTGCTGACGGATCTGGAGTAAGCGTATATAGCGATATATACGGAATACCGAGAAGGCAATCGACAAAGCGAACCTTCAACAAGTCTATGACAACTTTATTTCTGCGTCATAGAATGTGCGTTGCTGAATGAAACACTAAAGTGCGTAAATTCAACTACAGTCCCATAAACTTTACAGAGCAACCGGTAGCATTTAATAGCATCAAATAGCTAATTAAGTGGGGAAGAAATAACAACGGATGACGGGCGTGCAAACAACCTTTACCATTGGTAGTGCTGAACAGCACTACCATGGCTTCAAAGCGGCAATATAGTCCGTATTAGATTAACAGTAAAATAGAATAGATAACCGTAAAATATAAGAACGAACGAAGTGAGTTCTTAGATGAACGAAGTTCATCTTTACAAGAGATACCCGAGATGTTATAAATGAACAGTTACGGAATTAATTAGAAGAAATTCATTCCTGATTTCTTAGTAGTTTCTAAGTTTTCTTCAATTAAATCTACTATGGCTGTTCTTTCCATACTTGACATATTAAGTATATCCTCATAGGTAGCCCCACCCCTCATAAACCAAGATAATTTTATGGATGACTTTTTAATGTCATCTGCATCTTCCTCTAGCTTTTCGATTAACTGGCTCACACCCTCAGAGTCAAGCGTGAGGAGCCTTAATCGAAAAAATCAGTTGCGTTTAATACAATAGACTGGTCGTATTCATTTTGACATTTAATACATCTGATTTTTAAAGGCTTTATCTCACTAGTCTGACGTAGTGCAATAGTCTTTTTCCTCAATTCTTCAAACGTTTGTTTGTCACAATTCTTTAGAAAATCCAAAATATATTCTTTTTCGATTACAAATGCATTTGGGGTTGCAATATGTTCAATTGCTTCAGATACAAATCCCATACTTAATTCAGTTAATCTATGCATTGTTTCAGTTGTTTTTACCTGACGAGCTTGCTCATCTTCTATCTTATCTAAATTGTTTGCTATATTTTGTATTTCAAATTGTGCTATATTAATTTGATTAATCTGTTTATATGACAATGGTCTAAACTTAAATTTTAAGTCATTAATTAGTACTTCACTATCATAATCACCTGATTTCAACGAAGTTAGTAATCCAGTTAAATTAACACCATATGTACTTTCTTCTTGGCAAGCGGGGCAAGTGCTTTCAATGTCCATATTATTGCCATTCGTTGCCGCTCGGATAGCTACTAATATTGGGTCTAAGTCAATTTGTGGGATTTCCCAAGGATTTTTGATATTAGGAACACAGCTTTTAATAATCTCAATTACAGCAGTACCGTTAAACAACATATCTGGAGTTTTTGTTGTGATTTCATCAATTGCGGTCATAGGATAAACAGGAATCTCTTTGTTCTCGGGTAAATCAATTGAACCTTGAGAATAAAATTTACCCTCACTCGGTAATCTTAAATAAATGGCTGGTCTACGAAAATATTGTTTTAAAGGGTTTGACATAAAGGAATCTCCAAAAAGTAGTATTTTATAAATCATAAATACTGTTGAAGTTATTTAGCGGTTAAAAATACGGACAAAAAGATTATGAGCAATGAAATTGACACAGAAAAAATTAGAGAATTAAATGATTCTCTATCCGAGTTAACCGGCACGGTAAATGTAGCCGAACAGGCTGTAGAAAAAATTGTTACTCGTTTGGGTTTTGGGGACAAGCTTAAAAAAGAAACTGATAAGCGTATTGATGCTGAAAAAGATGCTACTTCAGCTATCAAGAAAACCACTACTCTACGTGAAGATGAACTTAAAAAGCAAAACGATATATTTCAAAAAGAACTTGCTTACAGAAAAGTTCAATTAGATGCTAATGGTGAATTAATTAGCACTGCTGTTAGACTAACAAAAGAACAACGTGAAACAATACGTTTAGCAGATTTATTAAATCAAAAAGATCGTCAAAGAATAGCTGCCATGGATGCTCCGGGCAAAGCTATGTCCGATTTAGCTGGCAAAGTAAATAGTGCAGAAGGAATTATGGGTGTCTTTAATGACAAGATACTATCATTAACCAGTTCAAGTGCAGGAGCAACAGCAGGTTTTATTGCTGTTAAGGCAGTAATAGGTGGGTTAGCAGATGCTACTGCTGTAATGACCAAATCACTTTATAAAGGTGAGCGTGGTGCAATAGTAGGGGCAAAAGCCGCAACAGCATTAGCTACATCATTATCAACCGCGGCATATACCATTGGTGGCGCAATGATGTTTATAACCGGGCCATTTGGTTTACTTGCAAAAGCAATTGGTGGTGTAATAGCTGTAATTGGATTTTTAACACAGAAGGCGGCAGAGTTTAATGAAGTTGCCGCAGAACAGAACGATACATTATTTAAATCTTTCAACACATTAAGTCAGGCTGGGTTAACCACTGCAGAGGGAATGACAGCAGTATTTGACCAAATGCAAACATTGGGTATGACTGTTGCAGATATGGAGAAGTTTAATGCTCTATTGAAAACCAATGCTAAAGATTTAAAACTGTTTGGTACAACCGCGGCTGACGGTGCACAGAAATTTGCTTCAATTGCTGGTGCTTTATATAAGAGTGACTTAGGTGAAAAGTTAGAATTATTAGGTGTTAACGCCGACGAACAGCGTGAACATACTCTACGTTATATGGCTCAACAAACTCGTATGGGTTTATCTTTGGGCAGGTCACAAGAGCAACAAATTCAAGGTGCAAAAGCCTACATTGAAGAATTAGACAGATTGGCAATGTTGACTGGAACAAATCGTAAAGAGCAAGAAGAAGCACGTGAAGCAATATTAAAGATTGATGAGTTACGTGCGGCTCAATTTGAAGCTGAACAACGAAATGATACTAAAACAGCCAAATTACTAGAAGGATATTTCAAGGCTGCATCCGCTATCTACAAATTTGATCCACGTGGTGCTAAAGGATTATCTGAATATGCGGCCGCCGGCGGCCCTACCGGAGCTGACTCTGCCGCGGCAATGCTTACTTATGGTAAAGGCATTAATGCAATTAAACAAGGTAAGAGCACTGAAGAAATTATGATGGCAATGTCTGAAAGTGCTAAGGCAATGCTTAAGACTACTAGTACTACAAAACGTATTGGTGGTGACGTTAGTGGAATGTTATCTGGTAAGTTTGGTGAACTAAAAGACTTTACTAGTTCAATGGACGCTGCCAAAAAATTAGTAGGTGAAGGTAAAGCTAAAAATATAACAGAAGCGTTAGATCAGATACAAAAAGATAAACAAGATAAAGCTTCTGATGAGAATAAAAATAACGTTGAAGCAGGAAGAAAACAACAAGCTGCCGCAATGACAATGGATAGTGTTGTTAAGTCTTTTAATATATCATCTAAAATTAATTTAGAAGCAAGTAATGTTTTTGAAAAAGCAGTTGCTACATTCGCAAATACGGTGGGTGCTAAAAAACCAGCCGGGGGAGTACCGTCTACATCAGGAACCCCACCAGTAACAACAGGCGTTCCAGAAGCAAAAATTACTGATGCCGCTAGAAAAACAGAACGTCAAGCACTTAAAGATTTTAAAGATACTAGTAAAACTTTTGGTCCCGGTAGTGATGAAGCCAATGCGGCAAAAGAAGCAGCCGGTCGAGCTAAAGTAGAAGCAGAAAAGGCACAAGCCAGAGAAGAAAAAGCACGTAGAGATGTTTCTCCAACTGGCCCCGGAACTGTAATGCCATCTATGTCTGAACAAAGAAAAACACGTTCATTACAAGAAAAACAAAAACATTCGGCTGCATCTCTGAAAGCAATGGGATTACCTCTTAAAGAAGGTGATGTTCAAGGAGAAGGTAGGGAAATTGATACAAGATTAATTGAGATAGCTAAGAAAGCAAAAGATACTATACCCGGATTCAGTACTATTACGGCATTCAATGATAATTTCCACAATGAACCAGGAAGAAGAAAAAGCTTACACACAGAAGGTAAAGCATTTGATTTTAAATTAAACTACACACCAACAATTGAGCAAGGTAAAGAAATCGCTAAAATGCTTAAAGGTATGGGTGCAGGATACGTACTAGATGAATACAACTTTCCAAGTCCGGGATCAAGCGGCCCGCATTTTCACGCACAATTAGCACAGGACGGTGGCGAATTTTCTGGACCCAGTTCAGGTTATCCAGTAATGTTACATGGTAAAGAGACCGTTCTTAATAAAATCCAAGGTGATAAGTTAAAACAAAAATTAGAACAGGTTGAAAAGAAATCAGTAGAAACTTCTATTCCTGGATTATCACCTACAAGCTCTACCAATACTACTTCTAACACAGAAGTAGTAGCAATGCTTAAACAATTCACCAATACAATGGAAAATAAAATGGATAATATGATTGGTGTGTTAAGTGATGGAAATGATATCTCAGGTAAAATATTAACCTATTCAATGGCTTAACGCTAAATAGTATATAGACCTATATTATGACATACAAAAAACACTTCACCAGAGTTAACCAATCTGGACAAATGAGCCCATTAGGCGGCGGTAGCGTGACCGGAGCATGGAATGGCCCCGGTAATTCAACAACCAGCAATTACAGCAATCAAGATTTTGGTTATAAAAACTATGGAAGTCGACTACCGGAAGTTTATACAGGTCACCCAAATCGTATTGAACGTTATAATCAATATGAAATGATGGACGTTGACGCTGAAATTAATGCTTGTTTAGATATTATTTCAGAATTCAGTACACAAAAGAACGAACATAATAAGACACCGTTTAGTTTAGAATGGCGTGAAGAGCCTACTCCGCACGAAGTAGATTTATTAAAAACTCAACTACAACAGTGGTGTAAGTTGAATGAAATGGAAACACGTATCTTTAAAATTTTTAGAAATTGCATAAAGTACGGGGATCAGGTTTTTGTACGTGATCCAGAAAACTTTAAGTTATATTGGGTAGATATGACTAAGGTTATTAAAGTTATTGTTAACGAAAGTGAAGGTAAAAAGCCTGAACAATATGTTATTAAAGACTTAAACATTAACTTAGAAAACTTAGTTGTAGCACAGAAAACAAATACAGACTTTGCCGCTAATCCTGCAACTGGTATGGGTGGTACAGGTGGCGGAGGCTCTGGTGGGGGTGGCGGTTATACTGTTCCAAGTATGCCCTACAATACAACCGGTAGTCGTTTTAGTTTAGGATTCAATGAAGCCGCTATTGATTCCAAACACGTTGTTCATTTAAGTTTAACAGAAGGTTTAGACCGGTTCTGGCCATTTGGTCAAAGTATTTTAGAGAATGTCTTTAAAGTTTATAAGCAAAAAGAATTACTAGAAGATGCGGTATTAATCTATCGTGTACAACGTGCACCAGAGCGTAGAGTGTTTAAGATTGACGTTGGTAATATGCCAAGTCACATGGCTATGGCATTCGTTGAACGTATTAAGAATGAAATTCATCAAAGACGTATACCAAGCACACACGGTGGTGGTAGTATGGTTGATGCTACATACAATCCATTATCAATGAATGAA